GGTCAGGCCTCGCTCATGCTTAATCACGGCCTCGGAGGCCACATTCTCGAGTGCAGTCATGCACATCTCAATCAGTGCTCTGGTTTCATTTTTGGTCATGGTTCATTCTCCTAGTGCGTAGTCACGCAGGGTTTGCCAGTAGGCCGTAGGACCTTCAGGGTATCGCTTGGCGTTCTCATGCCAGCCTACAACGACAATGAGGGTCCTAGACTTTTTACAGCCTAGGTAGCGCCCAAGGGGGCCGCCTTCGCCTGCTGTGACCCACTGGCCCACTTGGACCCTTCGAAGGGCACGGGACCCTAGGCCTTGAATATTTATCGGCTTGGTGTACTTCATGGTGTGTGCTCCTTAGTGCATTGGGTAAACGATGACCTGCACTGCCTTATCCGCACAGGCCGTACAGGCGCCACACTTGGCGTTCCCTGCGACAGCAGGACACACTTTAGCATTGATACCCTGTGCCTTCAGGTCCCGCATGAAGGTGACCGCCTGTGCACTGTGCGAGCGCTTGTTTTTACCCCGTGCCAGTTTATCGCCCTTGATGGCGCATGAGGCGACATGGCCTGCCTTGATCACGTCAGGCAGGTGGTGAACGTTGGAGGCCACCGAGACCCTAGGGGTGAACCCTGCCACCTTAAGCATATCGGCCTTGGCTAAGGTTTCAGTGGGCCAGTGGACCCTGCTGTGGTCCAATGATGCCCCAAGGGTCCGAAGGTGGTTAAAGTCTTGCAGGGTCAACTCATGAGGGGCAGGTATAGACCCAAAGGCCGCAAAACGAACCCAAGGGGCCGCCTTAAGCTTCGCCAGTGCCTTAGGGGTCACCAGTGCCTGTAGGTAGTCGCCTACGTTATCCTGCTTCCGTTCTAGGTTTATCGTGATGGAGGGCTTCATGGCCTCCGTGGTGATCGCATAGCATCCGTTACCCTTGAGGGGGCATGAGTCATCACAGTGCCTGCCGCCACTGGTGGTGAAATTGACTGTGGCACTGCCTGTGACGCCTTTGCCATAGGACCCGATAAGGGTTCCGAATTGTTTAGTTTGCATAATGATGGTTCCTTTACAGTGATTTGATGGCAGGGCCTGCGACCGATACAGTATAACCCAAGGCCTTGATTAACTTAATGGTGTCTAGGGTCAGGGTCTTGGTGCCTGCTATCTTGGCGAAGGCCTGACCCTTGGGGCATGATGGGTAGATTGTGTCGGTGCCATAATTGTTCTTTATGGTTACAATGATTTCCATGGTGTCTCCTTTATCAATATTCGTGGTGTTTCAGGTGGGCCTCATGGTCCCAATACTTTTTCAAGTCTACCCACAGGTCAGCAGGGTCTACCTTTAGCTCCTCAGCCACTGCCTCAAGTGCCGCTGTGAAACAGTCGGCCTGTTGGGTTTCTTCTAGGACCCACTCAGCGACCTGCGCTGTGCCTAGGGTTCTGGTATAGATCATGGTGGTGGTCTCCTTGGTGGTTTAACTGACAACACCTAAGCAAACCCTGTGCCAACCCCTAAAGATAGTCTTTTTGTATACTTGAGTATTACTTTAGACCCTTGGACCCTGTCAATATTTTGACACTAGACCCCTAAACTGTCAATATTTTGACACTTATTGACGGTTTATTGACACCTACTGTCGGTTTATTGACACTGGTGGCAGTGGGGTTATTAAGTGCTGCCTAGGTCCTGCTAACTGATGGTGGCCAATGGTGGCCAATGGTGGCCAATGGTGGCCAATGGGGTCCCACGTTGACACACACACTTGTTACCTAGGCCTACCCCTAGCCCATGGCCTCCAATGGCTCCTGTGGCCTCCTGTGGCCTCCTGTGTGTCCATTGGATCATTAGTAGTACTCATGAACCCTTATGTAGTACCAATGCATTGGGTTCCTGAGTATTCTATAGGGTCTTTAGGACCCCCGGGGGAGGGGACAGCCTGTGTTGTATTTTAGCTGTACCCGCCCAGATACAAAATAAGGGTAATTTGGAACTACATTGGCCCCTTTAGTCCCCTTAAGTCTCCTTTAGATCCTAAAGAAACTAAAGAAACTCCTCTATATACTAAAAGTAATATAAGCTTATGTATTCTAAAGAGAAACTGTTGTTTAAATGGTACTAAACTAAGGTTTAATTAGGGACAGATAAGAAAACACTTGACAAATAGGGATTTTTGTGCTATAATATAAGGTATATAGAGACACAAACACGAGAAACCCATACACCACATAGTGATGATACTTTATGTTGGTTATTAACAAACACTAACCAAAGTATAAATACTCGTGTATAGCCTTAGGAGTTCCTAAGATAACTATGGAGACTTTAATGTCAGAAATAAAAAGAAAAATTGGAAGACCACCAAAGAATGAGTTGTCTGCCAATACTAAACGTAATGCTGTAGGTCGCCCTAAAGGTGATGCTGCAATCATTAACGAATATAAAGCTAGGATGTTGTCTAGCCCAAAGTCAAGGAAGGTCTTAGATGCCATCTTTGATGCTGCTCTAGATAACGAACATAAGAACCAAGCAGCTGCATGGAAGTTGGTCGTAGATAGAATTATCCCTGTGTCGGCCTTTGAGCAAGAAGTTGTTAAACAAGGTGGTAGGTCTGCTATACAGATCAATATTACTGGCCTAGGGACTAGCGTAAGCGAGCCTGAGGTTGTCGATGAAGTAACTGACGTGGAGATCAAAGATGTCTGATCTACAAATTAAACTACTTCCTTGGCAACAGGAGGTCTGGAATGATGATACTCGGTTCCACGTAGTAGCCGCTGGTCGGCGTACAGGCAAGAGTCACTTAGCTGCTGATCGTCTAATAGTCGAAGCACTACAAAGTGACAAAGGTCATGTCTTCTACGTTGCTCCCACCCAAGGACAGGCCCGTGACATCATGTGGCAAGTCCTGCTTGAGATTGGTCATTCGGTTATTACCAATAGTCATATTAACAACTTGCAGCTTAAGCTTGTCAATGGAGCAACCATTAGCCTCAAAGGGGCTGATCGTCCTGAAACAATGCGAGGTGTCTCGCTAAAGTTTCTGGTACTTGATGAGTATGCTGACATGAAGCCAGAGGTCTGGGAACAGATCCTTAGGCCTGCTCTGGCTGACTTGAAGGGTAGAGCGATGTTCATTGGTACGCCAATGGGTCGTAACCACTTCTATGATTTATACCAATACGGCTTAAAAGGCGAAGATGACACCTTTAAGTCTTTCCACTTTACTTCTTTTGATAACCCCTTACTAGACCCTAATGAAATTGAAGCAGCAAAAAAGAGTATGTCCTCATTCTCGTTCCGGCAGGAATTTATGGCATCCTTCGAGGCTGCTGGAGGCGAACTATTCAAAGAGAAGTGGATTAAGTTCGATGAAGATGAACCTGAGTCTGGCGACTACTACATTGCAATTGACTTGGCAGGCTTTGAAGAAGAAGGTTCTACAGGAGTTAAGAACAAGCGTCTAGACAACACCTCTATTGCTGTTGTAAAAGCAAACGAGAAGGGTTGGTGGGTTGCAGAGATTATCTATGGTCGTTGGGACGTAAAGAAAACAGCCAAGAAGATCTTTGATGCTGTCAAGAAGTATGAACCAAATGCCGTAGGGATTGAGAAGGGTATCGCTAAACAGGCAGTTATGCCCTACATGACCGATATAATGAAGAGAACCCAGACATTCTTTAGGGTTGAGGAGCTGACCCATGGTAACAAGAAAAAGACAGACAGGGTTGTTTGGTCTCTACAAGGTCGTTTTGAGAACGGCTACGTAACACTAAACAAAGGTGATTGGAATAGCGAGTTCTTGGACCAGTTGTTTCAATTCCCAAATAAGCTGGTACATGATGACTTGGTAGACTCGTTATCGTATATCGAACAATTGGCAAAGGTATCTTATGTGTCTGACTTTGAGGAAGACGATTGGGAACCTATGGACGCAGTAGCGGGGTGGTAAGATGGCAAATGGACTCTATGCAAATATTCATGCTAAACGTAAGCGCATAGCTGCGGGTAGTAAAGAGAAGATGAGAACACCCGGTACAAAGGGTGCTCCTACGGCTAAACAGTTCCAGAAGGCTGCTAAGACAGCCAAGAAGGTCAAAAATGGCTGATAAGAAGATCTCTCTTACCAAGAAGGACAAGAACCCCACAGGAGGTCTGTCAGAGTCAGGCCGTAAGCGTATCAACGCAGCCACAGGTAGTAACCTAAAGCGTCCTCAGCCTGAGGGTGGAGCACGAAAGAACTCCTTCTGTGCTCGTATGGGTGGTGTCAAAGGACCTATGAAGAAACCGGACGGAAGTCCTACCCGTAAAGCATTAGCACTTAAAAAGTGGAAATGTTAATTAAACTAGAAAGGTAAACAATGACTCCAAAGAGTTTTAAACCATGCCCCGGTTGCCCTACCCCTGCTAAATGTAAGTCAGCAGGCAAGTGCCTAAAGAAAACACCACGTCCGTTGCCAAAACGCAACAGTCGCGCTAAGAAGGGCATGTAATGGACGACGATAAAAAGTACACAGAGCCTAAGGTTGAAGCGTGGGTGATGGACAAGGCCGAGCGCTGGCGCGACCATTACAACACTAACTACAAAGACAAGTTTGACGAGTACTACCGCCTCTGGCGTGGTGTCTGGAACGCAGAGGACAGAACTCGTGACTCAGAGCGCTCACGTCTGATCTCCCCTGCCCTACAACAGGCAGTCGAAAGTGCTGTCGCCGAGGTAGAAGAGGCCACCTTTGGTCGAGGTAAGTGGTTTGATATTCAAGATGACCGAAACGACCAGCAAAAGGGTGACGTTGAGTATCTTAAGAACCAGCTAGATGAGGACTTTAAGTTTACAAAGACTCGTCGTGCTGTAGCAGAATGTCTTATTAACTCCGCAGTCTTTGGTACTGGTTGTGCTGAAATAGTACTAGAAGAAGTCAAAGAGATGAAACCTGCTACACAGCCTCTTATGGATGGTGCTATGCAGGCCGTAGGTGTAAACATTAGTGACCGCTTTGTTGTTAAACTGCGTCCTGTGCTTCCTCAGAACTTTTTGATTGACCCTGTAGCAACGACCATTGAAGATGCCATGGGTGTCATTATTGACGAGTTTGTGCCCAAGCACCAAGTTCAGCAAGGTATTGAATCTGGCATTTATAACGATGTTGAGCTTGAGGATGCTGCTACGGACACTGATCTTGAAGCAGATAAAGACATTACTGCCTATGAGGATGACAAGGTTCGTTTAACCCGTTATTATGGTTTAGTTCCTAAACATCTGTATACGAATGCTCTTAACGATTCAGAAGAAGACGAAATGTCTGACTTAGAAACAGAGGATTCTAAAGAAGACGATGACGAGGATGATGGTTACATCGAAGTAATTATTGTTGTTGCTAACGGTGGTCAGCTGTTAAAGATCGAAGAGAACCCCTACATGATGCAGGATCGTCCTGTTGTAGCTTTCCCTTGGGATGTGGTCCCAAGTCGCTTCTGGGGCCGTGGTATCTGTGAGAAGGGCTATAACAGCCAGAAGGCTTTGGATGCTGAGTTACGTGCTCGTATTGATGCCCTAGCGCTTACAGTGCATCCCATGATTGCCATGGATGCCTCTCGTATGCCCCGTGGAGCTAAGTTGGAAGTTCGTCCCGGTAAGACTATCCTTACCAACGGTAACCCTGCGGAGATCCTACAGCCCTTTAAGTTTGGTCAGTTAGACCAAGTTACCTTTGCACAGGCCGGAGAACTCCAGAAGATGGTCCAGATGGCTACAGGAGCTGTAGATGCCGCTGGTATTCCCGGTAGTATCAACGGTGAAGCAGCAGCAGGGGCTGTATCCATGTCTTTGGGTGCGATTATCAAGCGTCATAAGCGTACCTTGATTAACTTCCAAGAATCCTTCCTAATTCCCATGATTGAGAAGACAGCGTGGAGGTACATGCAATTTGATCCAGATAATTATCCCGTTAGCGATTATAAGTTTATACCTTCATCATCATTGGGTGTTATTGCTCGTGAATATGAGGTAACACAACTTGTACAACTCTTGCAGACCGTAGGCCAAGATAACCCCATCTACCCCATGCTGATCTCAGCTGTTGTGGATAACATGGGCATATCTAACCGTGAGGAGCTAATGGCTCAAATGAAGAAAGCCTCTCAGCCTAACCCTGAGCAGCAGCAAATGCAACAACAACAGATGCAAATGCAGATGCAGACGGCACAGCTTCAGATGCAGCTTTTGCAGGCTCAGGTGGCTGAAACACAGGCTAAGGCACAAAAGTACGCTATAGAGGCTCAATTAGAGCCTGAAGTGGTCAAAGCTAAACTGGCAGCAGCCCTCTCTACTAACCTTCAAGAAGGTAACGCAGATGAGGATGAGTTTGCCAAACGAGCTAAGATTGCGGAGCTGATGCTAAAAGAACGTGACATTGTCAGCAATGAGCGTATAGCCACAATGCAAATGATGAATAAAAATAGCTTGACAAAACAGTAAAAGTGTGGTATAATATACACAGGGTCTCTCCTAATACGAAAGGACAAAGAGATGAATAAAGAATTACAAGATTATTACGAAAACTTACTACATCTGTTTACTCAAGATGGGTGGAAAGACTTCATTGAGGACATCAAAGGAAACGCTGATGTACTTGGTGACATTCTAACCATTACAGACGAGAAACAACTGTGGTATCGACGTGGACAACTTGAAGCTGTCAACCGTATCCTCTCTTATGAGTCTACCATAAAAAATAGTTATGAAGACGCATTGGAGGAAGATAATGGCTAGACGGATATTTGAGTTTGTTTGCGAAGACGGTCACTTATCAGACAAATTAGTGGACTCGGAATGCCGGGCAACCCACTGTCCGATCTGTGACAAAACTGCTGAAAGAATCATAAGCACGCCAATGGTAAAACTTGAGGGCGTTACTGGCGACTTTCCCGGAGCATCAATGCAATGGGAACGAAAACGTGCTGAGAAGATTAAAGCAGAACAAAAAGGTGCCGCTTAACGCACAAGCACTAGTTTCTTTTCCACAATGCTTTAGAGCACGGAGTACAATATGGCAACATTTATTGATGAAGACGAGAATACATCTCAAGCAACCGAGGACGAACAATTCGACACCCTCGATACAGAAACAGAGGATTCCTTAGAGGAACAAACCACTGATTCTTACGAAGACGAAGATGAAGACGATATTCCTGAGAAGTATAAGAACAAATCTGTTAAAGACATTGTTCGTATGCACCAAGAGGCCGAAAGGGCTATGGGTAAACAAGGGAGTGAAGTTGGAGAACTTCGTAAAGTAGTAGATGATTACATTCGCGCCCAAACCATCTCACAACAAGCCCCTAAAGTCGAAGAAGAAGAGATCGATTTTTATGACGATCCCAATGCAGCTGTAGCAAGAGCTATTGATAAGCACCCTAAGGTACGTCAAGCTGAAGAGCTTGCGTCCCGAATGCAAAAGGCAGAAGCTTTAAACAACCTTAAGGCAAGTCATCCTGATTATACGGACATTATACAAAGTAGTTCGTTTCAAGACTGGGTGATGAACAGTAAGGTTCGCCAAGAGCTATATGTCCGTGCTGATCAACGGTTTGACTTTGACGCAGCCAGTGAACTGTTATCTACATGGAAAGAAAGACAAAATGTAGTACAACAGACCGCTGATGTTGAGAAGGTTTCCCGTAAGCAGGCAATAAAAGCCGCTAGTACCGGAAGCAGCAAAGGCACTGGAGAGAGTTCTAAGAAGACATACCGACGCTCCGACATCATTGAACTCATGCGACGAGACCCTGATCGGTATCAAGCACTTTCTGATGAAATCATGAGAGCTTATTCCGAAGGTCGAGTTAAATAAAACATTTTTAAAAGGAAATTATCATGGCAACAGCAGCATATCCCGGCGGCGCAAGTAGTGTAGTAACCAAAGCAAACGCTGGTGTATTTATCCCAGAATTGTGGTCTGACGAAATTATCGCAGCCTACAAGCAAAACCTCGTTATGGCAAACCTCGTCTCTAAGATGTCCTTCAAGGGCAAAAAGGGCGACACCTTGCACATCCCTAAGCCTACCCGTGGCAACGCCGCTGTGAAAGCAGCTGCAACCGCAGTTACGATCCAAGCAGACGCTGAGACCGAAATCCAAGTGTTGGTTAACAAGCACTATGAGTACAGCCGCTTTATTGAAGACATTACAGAGACCCAAGCTCTGTCTTCACTGCGTCAGTTCTATACTGCTGATGCTGGCTACGCTCTGGCTCGTCAAGTAGACACCGACCTGATTCAATTGGGTCGTGGTGCTCAAGGTGGTAATGGCACTATCGCTTATGACAAGGCTGTTATCGCTTCTGACGGTACTACCCTGTACACTGGCGCTAACGAAGCTGCAATCACTGATGCTGGTATCCGTAAGGTTATCCAGACGTTGGATGATGCAGACGTGCCTATGGACAATCGTTGTTTGGTCCTGCCTCCTGTAGCTCGTAACGTGATGATGGGCTTGGCTCGTTTCACTGAGCAAGCTTTTGTGGGTGACGTTGGTAGTAGCAACACTATCCGTAACGGTCAAATCGGTAACGTCTATGGCGTGAAAGTTTACGTTTCTACCAACTGCGAGACTGCCACTGGCGATGCTCGTATTGGTATGATGTTCCACAAGGACGCCTTTGTGTTGGCAGAGCAGATGGGCGTTCGCGCACAGACTCAGTACAAGCAAGACTACTTGGCAACATTGTTCACCTCTGACATGCTGTATGGCGTGAAAGAGCTGCGTGATGAAGCCGCTGTTGCAATTGCAATGGCTGCCTGATAGCTAAGTAGAACAGCGGGGTTGTTATGAGCAGCCCCGTTCCTTTAGTCTCTTCCCATGAGGGGACTAAATGAACTAGGAGATTCTATGGCTAAATTTAGATGTAAACAAAGTGGTAATTTTGTAGAATTTCATAATGAATATGATATTGAACAAATTCGTTTACAAGAAGACTACGAAGAAGTAGAAGAAGAAATACAAGAGAGTCCTCCTGCAAAGACCAGAAAAACTAAACCTAAGGGAACTAAATAATGGCAATCTTTCGTGGACTTGGTGGGGCTGGGAGCGGTACTACAGATTCTTACTTATCTGAGGTTACAGCACAAGCCTTAGCAGCAGAAGACTCGGCAGAAGCAGCGGCTAGTAGTGCAGGAACAGCGAGTGACGCTGCTGGTACGGCTACGGATCAAGCGGGTATTGCTACGGATCAAGCTGGTTTTGCTTTAACTAGGGCTGGTAATGCTCTCACTTCAGAAACTAATGCTAACCTTGCAAGAGCAGATGCTGAAACTGCTCAAGGATTAGCCGAAATAGCACAAGGGTTGGCAGAGGACGCACAAGAAGCCGCAGAGCTTGCCTTAGATGCGTTTGATGATGTATACCTAGGCTCTAAAGCTAGTGATCCCACTCTTGACAACGATGGTAACCCACTTGTCTCAGGTGCTCTCTATTACAACACGACAACAAATGCCCTAAAGGTTTACAAAGGTTCCTCGTGGGCTACGTTAACTGACAGTGACGCAGGTGGGCTACTAGCTGCTAACAACCTCTCAGACCTCACCAGTGCCGCCACAGCGCGTACAAACCTAGGTCTTGGTACTGCGGCTACCACAGCTTCTTCTGACTACGCTACGGCGGCTCAGGGGGCTTTGGCTGACACATCAGTACAACCAGCAGATATTGGCACAGCGGCGGCTCAAGATGTTGGTTATTTTGCTACAGCGGCTCAAGGGGCTTTGGCAGATACAGCTACCCAACCAGCAGACTTAGCTACGGTAGCAACAACTGGTAGTTACACTGACTTAATAAACCAACCTACACTAGGCACAGCAGCAGCGACTGCTTCAACTGATTACGCTACAGCGGCTCAAGGTGCTCTCGCTGACACTGCCCTACAAAACACATCCACTATTGACGGAGGCTCTTACTAATGGCTAATACGATTATTATTAAAAACAGTTCAACGACCACTGCTGTCCCCGGCGCTGGTGCGTTAACAGAGGCAGAACTTGCCTTAAACACCACTGACCGTAAGATTTTTACTAAGACCAGTGGTGGTACTGTAGTTGAAATCTCTGGTGTTAAGGCTGATGAGGTTAACGCCTTTACTGCTGGTCAAAGTGGTACTGTCGCTACGCTAACGGAAACTGCCACGGTTGCGGTTGACTTGGCGTTAGGTAACAACTTTACGCTTACGCTCACAGGCACTGCTGCTGACGTGGGTGCGCCTACGAATGTGGTGGCTGGTCAGAGTGGTTCAATCTTTGTTATTCAAGATGCAACTGGTGGGCGTACATTAGGCTGGAATACAGCATGGAAGTTTGCTACGGGTGTTGTACCCACCCTAAGCACGGCTGGTGACGCTGTTGACCGTGTAGATTACATTGTTAAAGGTGCAAGCGAAATCCAAGCTGTGTGGACTGGAGATTACAAGCGATGAGCATTATTGGTTCAAACATCCTAGCGGGTGCATCGGGTCAAGGTGGGGGCGCTAGCTACACCATTGAGAACTCCCTGCGCTTTCGCTCAAGTGCGTCTGCTTATTTGAGTAGGACGTTTGGGACTCCGACTGAGAACAAGAAGTGGACTTATAGTGCTTGGGTTAAACGCGGCTCTCTTGGTGTTCACGACCCTCTTTTAGGAGTTTATCTTGGCGGGTCAGATTTCTTTCTTTTGGCTTTTGCTCCTGACAATAAACTATTCTTTTATTATATTAACGGTGCAACCGACTACGGAAAAACCACTACCGCAGTCTATCGTGACCCTTCGGCGTGGTATCACTTTACGTTTGTTTATGATTCAACAGACGCAACTCCAGCAGATAGGATGCGTTTGTATGTTAATGGCGAAAGGGTGCAAAGTTTTTCTGCGGATTATGGTAACTTGCCTTTAAATGCAGGTAGCTATGTTAATGGCGCGTCACCGCATACCATCGGGTATAGAGCAGATACAGGGGCATTCTTTGACGGTTACATGGCAGAAGTCAACTTTATCGACGGACAAGCCCTAGACCCATCATCCTTTGGTGAGTACAACGAAGACACGGGTGTATGGCAACCTGTCGCCTACGAAGGCACATACGGCAATAACGGCTTCTACCTGCCCTTTAGCGATGCAACCAACACGACAACCTTGGTAGCTGACTCATCAGGCAACGGTAACGACTGGACACCTAACGGCATCTCGCTGACCAGTGGTGCTACCTACGACAGCATGACAGACACACCCACGATTTATGCGGACGGTGGTAACTATGCTGTGTTGAATCCCGCAATCCGTCAGTACAGCACTGTTGATTTTGCCTCAGAAGGTAATTTAAAATATCAGGTGGGTGCAAACGGCGGTGCAACAGATGTAATCTTTGCTACTATGCCAATGACATCTGGAAAATGGTTTGCTGAAGTTCAAATTGTTACCACGGCAACTGGGCAATGGATTGGTGTTTGCTCAAATGTAACAGCCGCTGGGTTGGGTTTGTATGGGGCTGGTGTTAGAAATCCCGGCTACGCATATAGAGTTAGTACTGGTAATAAATGTAATAACTCTAACACTGGGACAGCTTACGCCGCATCTTCCACTACAGGAGATATTATCGGTATTGCAATGGACGCAGATGCGGGTTCAATTACGTTCTATAAAAACGGTGTTAGTCTTGGTGTTGCTTTTACAGGCATGACTAATTCTGGCGGTGGTTGGTTGTTCGGCGCTGACTCAGACCCTAACGGCAGTTTTAGGTTCAACTTCGGTCAGCGCCCATTCGCTTACACGCCTCCAACGGACTTCTTGCCCCTGCACACGGGTAACTTGCCAGACTCGACTATTGTGAATGGGAGTACAGCGTTTAATGTGGACACCTACGCAGGGACAGGCGCGACAAATGCAAGAACCATTGGGTTTCAGCCTGATTTTGTATGGATAAAAGCAAGGACAAATGCGTACTGGCATAAATTGTTTGACTCAGTCCGCGGTGCGAATAAACCACTTGTCTCTAACGATACGACTAGTGAGTTAACGGAAACTACTGGTTTAATGTCGTTTGATTCTGACGGGTTTACGTTAGGGACAAGTGCAGATTCCACTGTTAATAATTCTGGGTCAGGTCAAACCTTTGTCGCATGGAACTGGAAAGCAGGTGGTGCAGCAGTGACAAACGAGCTAGGCTCAATTACCTCGCAAGTCAGTGCGAACACGACTGCTGGGTTTTCAATTGTGACCTATACGGCTGATGGCGTGGCTACGGCAACAATTGGGCATGGTCTTGGGGCTACTCCTGACATGATTATTACTTTTGGTAGAACAGGTGGCTCGACTAACCACGCGGTTTATCATTCGGCGTTAACTAACGCATCAAGTTCAATAATATGGTTAGATTCACCTTTGGGAGCGGCAACAAACGCAGGTTACTGGAACTCCACAGCACCAACATCCACTGTGTTTTCGGGTGGTGCGTCAGGTAATTATGTAAACAATACTGGCTGGACAATGGTAGCCTACTGCTTCGCCGAAGTAGAAGGGTATAGCAAGTTCGGAACTTACACGGGCAATGGAGTTGCTGACGGAGTTTTTGTGCATCTGGGATTTAAGCCAAAGTTCGTTTTACATAAGCGTAGTGATTCTAGTGGCGATTGGTATATTTGGGATTCTGAGCGTGAGCCTGACAACTATAAACGGTTGGCGATATGGCCTAACTATCCAAACTCCGAATACAACTACGCAGGAACTCAAGTTTGGGATTTTGTGTCTAATGGTATGAAAGCAAGAACGAACTCGGCTGTCAATAACACAGGCTCTGCTACTTACATCTACATGGCATTTGCCGAGAACCCATTTAAGAACTCACTTGCAGGCTAAGGAAAACATATGTACAAAGTAAACAACAAAACCCTCCCACTCGACCGTGCCTTTACGTTGGGTGACATTCAATACCCCGCCAACTGGTTACGCAGGTCAATGTCTGAAGCCCGACTAGCCTTGGGCATCACATGGGAAGCTGATGCAACCCGTGCTGATGACCGATTCTATTGGAACGGCGACATTAACAACCCCAAGGCATTGGAAGACAAAGAGGAAGTTGACCAAGACGGCAACCCCGTGTACGTCAAGGTGCTGGACAACTCTGACCCCGCTAACCCAGCTATGGTTGACAGCGATGAGCGTCTGGTTACTAAAGGTTTGAAGTCCAACTGGATTGCTCAAGTCAAGGCTACCGCTGGCTCTATGCTGGCTGGCAGCGACTGGATGGTGATTCGCAAGGCAGAGCGTGATGTGGCTATCCCTACTGCTACGGTTGCCGCTAGAGCCGCCATTGTCGCAGAGGCTAACCGACTGGAGACAGCCATTACCGCCTGTGCTGATGTAGTTGCGTTGATTGAGGTGGTTAGCTCTCAAAACTGGGAGTGATAAATGGCAAACATAGACCCAGTAGAATATGGGAGACTGACAGCACAGGTTGAGAATTTAACTTGTAAGGTAGAGAGCATGGAGACAGACATTAAAGAGCTACTGGCCTTGGCTAACAAAAGCAAAGGTGGGTTCTGGATGGGTATGACTATTGCCTCTATTGCTGGTGGTTTACTTACATGGCTTCTAACATATTGGAATAGATAATGCTTGCTGAACTGGCAATTGCCAACGCTGCCTTTGGTGTCATCAAAGAGACTGTAGCCAATGGTGGTGACATCATGGCAGCGGGTCAGCATATCTTCAAATTCTTTGATTCTAAGTCTGAGCTTTCCAAGAAGGCTAATTCATCAGGGTCAGACTCAGAAGCTTTCTTTGCCCTTGAGCAGATCAAGCAGCATGAGAAAGCCCTACAAGAGTTATTCATCTATCAGGGTAGAGCTGGCCTTTGGGATGACTGGTTATCCTTCCAAGCAGAAGCTAAACGTAAGCGTGACGCAGAAGCTAAAGCAGCTGTGTTGGCTAAGATTAAACGTAAAGAAGAACTGTGGGCATGGATTAACGGTGGTCTTATTATCATATCAGTGCTTACTGGTGTAATCTTTATTGCTGCTGTTATCTGGTTTATAGCAACCAAGGGACAAGTATGATACCACTTCTGGGTAGTTTAGTAGAGCTAGGGGGCACATGGCTCAAAGGCAAGCAAGAGGAGACTCAAGCTAAGGCTGAAGCAAAGCTTGTAGAAATCAAGTCTGAGGCTGATATTAAGGCCGCTAAGGCCCTTTGTGCCACTAAGATGGCAGAAGCAGGCCAAGCACAGAACTATGACCTAGACAGGCTTGCTATGGAGCAGATGTCTAAGAGCTGGAAAGATGAAGTCTTATTATTAGTCTTTTTGATCCCCATGATTATGGCCTTTGTTCCTGATATGGACAAATATGCATTGGCAGGCTTTGAGGTTATCGCTAAGATGCCTGACTGGTATCAGTACATAATCATTGGCATGGTGGTGGTGATCTACGGTATGCGTGGGTTACTAGAGAAGATTATTGATAAGAAAGTAGGTGTTAAATGATATTTCTACCTATTGCCTTCTACTGCTACGTTGGCGGTGCTTGTGTTTTTAACCAAGGACAGCTGACTACAGATGTAAAGAACTGCACTGCTCAAAACGAAGTTGCTGAGAAACTGATGCAGATGGATGAAACCGTACAGGCCTATAAGACAACATGTGTTGTTTTAGAACCACAGAGAGCACAGGGGGTTGACCTTTGAAACTAACACCTAACTTTTCTCTTGCAGAGATGACTAAGAGTTCCACAGCAGATCGCTTTGGGATGGACAACACCCCTCGTGCAGAGGAGATAGAGAATCTAACTATCCTGTGTGAGTGCGTCCTACAGCCCGTTAGGGATCATTTTGGCAAGGGTGTACACGTTAGCTCTGGCTTCCGTCATCGTGATGTTAATGCCAAGGTAGGAGGCTCTAAGACCTCAGATCACACAAGAGGGATGGCAGCTGACATTGAGATTCCCGGTGTTCCTAATGGGGAACTAGCTCAGTGGATTGTAGACAACCTAAGCTTCCGTCAAGTGATACTTGAGTTCTACACTCCGGGCATTCCTGACTCAGGATGGGTACATGTTAGCTACAACCCCGGAGACAACAAGCAGCAGGTTCTTACGGCGACCAAACAAGGTGGTAAAACAGTCTATTTGCAAGGCTTAGTAAAATAAAGTAAAAAACTACTTGACAAAAGACATAAACTATGGTATACTATACATTAGTAACCTAAGGTTAAAGAACAACATAAAGATTATTAACTTAAGAATACACAAGGAATACAGTAATGGCATACACTCCTTATAGTCAAGCACTACCAAATACCTCAAGATATACACTAGACCCTGTGCTACAGGAGCGTCTGTATCAACCAGTGAGACCAGATCCTTACCAAAGTGGTATGTTGAGTACCACGGCTAATGACTACTACGCAGACCCCTTTGGTTACACAAACAAACGCTTTGGTGCCATTGATGAAACACTAGAAACAGACACACCTGACGTTGGTCTTGGTGGTATGTTCGCTCCTTATTTAAAGAACGAAGGTAGCCCGGGCGACTCTATAGGACTAACAGAGGATCAAATAGCCTTCCTTGATGCAGAGGCGGCGATACCCGGCGCACGTGATGCCCGTATGGGTCGAATAAACAGTATGCTTTCTCTTTTTGCTCAAGGCATTGTTCCGGGACTGCCTGCACTGTCTATATCCCAAATGGGTACTGAGGCTTACAACGACATGATGCGGGGTCATGCGCGAACTGTTTCAGGAGATCCATACGGTCGTACTGATTCTGATTCTCGCATGCCTGCAAGAGAGGCCGGTAAGAATGCGCCTGTTGTTAGCGGTGCTTATGTTGATGCTATAAACCAAGGTTTAACGCCAGACCAAGCAAGCAATGTAGAAGCAGGGGGCGGCGGTTACTCTGGACCGGAAGGTGTAGGAGGTAGCGGTGTTAGTTATGGTGGCGGTAACGCTGCTGGTGGTTACGGTTATGGTGGCTGGTAATGAAACATTCAGTAGGAAAAGTAATAACACCAGCTACGTTGACAGAGTTGTTCAAAGTCCCTGCTGGTTACAAAGCCGAGGTTAGTACCTTGTTTGCTAGTAACCATCAAGGAAATAACAAGTTTATCACCCTATACTGGCAACACGCCCACGACATTACCCACAAGATTTACATTGTAACTGGTTTTGTAATCAATGCTAACGACTACTTAAAGTTTAGCGACAGTATGGTGATGCAAAGCGGGGACTCCATACAGGTGTTAACAGAGGCAGGGTCAGAGATGAGTGTTATTGCCTCGTTTGACCTTAGAAAAGAAGCACAAACTGTAGCATTTGATGGTGAATAAAGGAATAAAATGACATATCTAGAACTTGTCAATGGTGTACTAAGGAGACTTCGGGAGAGTGAAGTAACTACAGTACAGGGTACTGGTAATACCAATAGCTATGCTCGTTTGGTTGGAGACTTTATTAACGAGTCCAAGAGCCAAGTAGAAGCTGCGTATGACTGGACTGCCTTACGTACTACAAACACAGTCACAACTAGCGCTAATGTTTTTAACTATGAGCTACAGGGTATTCGTAATAGTGCTAAAGTTTTAGATGTTCTAAACGATACCAATGACTTTGAGATGCTGTATCAGTCTAGTAGTTGGTTTAATCAACAGTTTTTGATTGACAACCCCCCGACAGGAAGCCCTCAGTACTACAACTTTAACGGTGTTAGTTCAGATGGCGATATACAAGTAGATCTCTTCCCTATTCCTGATGGTGTTTATACCCTTAGGTTTAACATGACAGCCCGTAATCTTCCCTTAGCGGCTGATACTGATGTTACTGTGTTGCCTACCCGTCCTATCATCCTGTTTGCTACAGCGATGGCAATTGAGGAACGTGGTGAGGACGGTGGTCAACAAAGTGTTAATGCCTATGGGGCTGCTCGGTCGGCCTTGGCAGACGAGATTGCTTTCGATGCTGCTCGTCATCCAGAGGACTCTATTTGGTATAGCGTATGAAGCAGTTACAAACAGTCTCTGTTGTCTCCCCCGGCTTCTTTGGGTTAAACACCCAAGACAGCAGTGTTGGCCTTTCTAGCAACTTTGCCCTAACTGCCGACAACTGTATTATTGATAAGTTTGGTCGGTTAGGTGCGCGTAAAGGTTGGGAACAACAGACTACTGACGGTGTAGATGAGTTGAGCAACCTCAATATTGAAATGTTGGCTGAACACGTCAACGCCGATGACACTACCGTTACCATCAGCGCAGGGAATCAGAAGTTATTCACAGGCGGTGTTGATGCTGTGTTAACCGATGTGACCCCTGTTGGTTACGCTATCTCAGCTAACAACTGGAAGGTGGCTACTCTTAATGACCATGCCCTCATAGTTCAAGAGGCACATGAGACTCTGGTTTACACTGAGAGCGACACCCCTAATTTACAGAAGCTAGTCGATTACACAGGAGTAGCCCAGTCTTATGGTACTAGCTACCCTCGTGATACCATAGCAGCCTATGGGCGATTCTGGGCGCACGATGGGTCTAATGTATACTGGACTACCGACATAGCAGATACAGCCTTTCCAGCCTTTGCAGGGGGCAGTAGCGGCTTTTTAAACATAGCTGCTGTACTACCTAACAACGTAGACACTGTAACGGCTCTGGCGGCTCATAATGACTTCCTAATCATCTTCTGTTCTCGTAACATTATTATCTACTCAGGGGCTAATGATCCTCTTGGTCAGTTCCAACTTAACGATATAATTGCTGGTGTGGGCTGTGTGGCCCGTGATACAGTACAAAATACAGGTAACGATTTGATCTTCCTGTCAGACACAGGTGTTCGTTCGTTGGGTCGCTTGTTACAAGAGAAGTCGTTGCCCATGCGTGACCTTACCAAGAACGTAAGAGATGACGTGTTGGAGACAATGCAAATTGAAACTGGGAGCGTAGGTACTTATAACAAAGTCCGTTCTGTTTATTCAGAAATCAATGCTTTTTATCTTTTGTCTTTCCCTGCCTCACAGATTGTCTATTGTTTGGACATGAGACAACCCCTTGAGGATGGTTCTTCTCGTGTCACAAGTTGGTCAACAAAGACAACAGCTTTTTTACGCACACGTGCTAGAACCCTCTTGTTAGGGAAAAAGAATGGTATAGGAAAGTACATTAACTACTTAGACGAAACAGCACAGTACCGTATGCGTTACTCTTCTAACTACATGGACATGGAGAACAGCTCTATGACCAAGATGGTTAAGAAGGTGAGTATAACAGTCATTGGCGGTAGTGGTCAAGACTTTGTTATTAAGACAGGCTATGACTACTCAGGCGCGGACTTCTCCTACCCTTTTACAATTAATGAAGGCGTTGGCAGTGAGTATGGTATAGGTGAATATGGCATTGCTGAGTACACTGCTGGCGTGTTAATCGATAGGGTTAACGCTCAAGTGCAGGGTACAGGTAAAGTAGTACAGATTGGTTTTGAGGCTAATGTTGAAGGAAGTGAAATTAGCGTTCAGAAATTAGATATGTTTGTTAAAACAGGAAGGATTAGTTAATGTCTAACTATACAAAAGCAACAGATTTTGCTGTTAAAGATATCCTCGCTCCGGGTAACGCAGCGAAGCTTGTTAAAGGCACAGAGATTGATGTTGAATTTAACTTGATTGAAACTGCTATAATTTCTAAAGCCGACACAGAAAGCCCTACGTTTACTGGGACTGTAACAATGACAACACTAGATGGCGCTACTATTAGCGGTGGAACTTACTAATGCTTCCAGAGATTCAACACCACTTTAGTGACGGTTTGTACGCTAAGGAAACGTTTATCCCTAAGGATATGATTCTTAAGCAACATAAGCATAACTATTCACACCTTTCGATTCTAGCCAAAGGTTCTGTCGTTGTCAATAAAGAGGGTGACCTTACTGTGTACAAAGCACCCTGCTGTATTGATATTGAAAAAGAAATCTCCCATGGTGTCTTAGCCTTAGAAGATTGTGTTTGGTATTGTATCCACGCTACTGATGAAACAGATGCGACTAAAGTGGATCAGGTTTTAATTAAGAAAGAGGTATAATATGTCATGGTTACTTCCAACTCTTGCCATCGGTAGTAGTTATTTTTCAAACAAATCAGCAGGCGATGCAGCAGATAGGGCAGCAGCGGCAAGCACCGCAGCAGGCAATCAAGCAGCCGCCGCAGCTGAGTTTAAACCCTACGGGGTCACTACGGGCTTTGGTACTAGCTACTTTGATCCTAAGACTCAACAGGCTGGCTACCAGCTAGACCCTGTACTGGAGGCCTTCCGTAACTCCATGTACGCGGGTGCTGGTGAGTTTATGGGCCAAGTTCAATCAGACCCTCAGGAAGCTGCTCAGAACTACTATAACCAACAACAAGCGTTGATGGCAGGTGGTCGTGGTGCAGAAGACATAGCCCTTCGACAACAACAGCTAAACAGTGGTCGTATTGGTCTAGGCTTGTCAGGCGCGGCTATGGGTGCTGGCGCTGGTACAGGGTATGTTAACCCACAACAGTACCAACAACAGCTTGCCCGTTCTCAACAGGATCAGCAATTGGCTGCTCAGTCACAACAACTGGCTCAGGCAGACATTGATAAGGCCATTTCACGGGCTACAGGTCTATTTCAGGCTGGTTCTGGTATTGAAGAGATGGGTATGCGTCCGTTGACCATTGGTGCTGACATTGGTTCTCGTCAGGCAGTCTCTGGTGGTAACCAAGCCCAAGCGTTGCTTGCTGGAGGCCAAGGGGCTGCTCAGGCTAACCTTGCTGGAGGTATTAACCAAGCTAACATGTTTGGTAACCTTGGAAAGTCTTTGGTTGGCCTAGAGAAGGGCAAGAACATTTTTGGTTTTTAAGGAGTAGACATGGCTGAAAGTATTTACAAAATGTTTGATTATCAAAGCCCACAGGTAATTAAACGAAATTATTTAGATAGTATTCTTCCTCGTTCTACTGGTGGTGATCTTTATAGTCAACTAGCTCAAGCAGGTAACACCACGGGCGGTCTCTTAGGCTACGCCTTAGGTGGCCTAGCGGGTTATAAGCCTGCTGGTATGCAAAAGGCAGAGACCATGGATCAGATCATGGCTGAAGCATCTAAGGGTGCTAACCCTCTGGCACAGGCTATAAAGGCCTATGAGCTATTCTCAGCCAACGGTATGGGTCGTGAGGCTCAGGTTGCCATGGAGCGTGTAGATGAGCTGAAGAAGGCACGGGAGGCTCAGGGCTTTAATCAGATGATGGCTAGTGGGCCAGAGCTTCAGACCCCTCAGGACTACATTAACGCTTCTAAAGCTGCTTTTGCTGCTGGTGACAGGCAAGCTGGCATGGCTATGCGTAACCAAGCCATGGCTCTAGTTAAAGAACAGAAAGCAGAAGAACAGCGACTAACGGGCCTTGAATCCCGCACAGGGGCTGTTCAGCGGTTATCCCCAGAGATGGATCCAGAGCTTGCCGCAGGTATTGCTTCAGACACTACTTTGTTTGGAGAGTTTGCTAAGGCACAGTTTAAGGTAAAAGATACAAAGAACAACGTTGCCTTTAAGACAGTAGATGGCAACGTAGAGGCTGTTGTAACTGACCCTGCGGGTAATATTGTTAGCCGTGAAGTATTAGGTGCAGCGCCTTCCACAGCCCCTAGGGTATCAGTCAACGTAGACCAAAGAGGCCTAAGTGAGTACGCAAAGATTGTTGGCTCTGAAGTAGCTAAGAAAGACGTAAATATTGTTACTGTTGCTGAAACAGCGGCAGAGAGTATGCCTAAGATTCAAGACACTCTAGCTGTTCTACGAAAAGAAAAGGATGGCCCAATTACAGGTGTTGGTGCTGAGATTCTATTAAACTTTGAGCGTGTAAAAGCCAAGCTCTTGAAAGATAAAGGTTCTATAGAGAAAGTAAAAAATACCGAGCTTTTGGATGCTTTCTTAGGTTCTGAGGTCTTCCCAATGATCACTGCGTTAGGTATTGGTGCCCGTGGTTTGGATACTCCAGCTGAACGAGAGTTCTTACGGGGTGTCTTTACAGGTACAATAGCTATGAGCAATGAGACCTTGATTGAGATGACTGAAATACGGCAGCGTATTGCCCAACGTGCTGTGGATAAATACAACAAAAAACTGTCAGAGGGTTATTTTAAGAATTATGAAAAAGCCCAAGGACGCGAGATGGCACCAATAACTTTTGGGTCAGCTACTACTTCTAACTGGGATTAAATATGGCAAGAAAAATCACAGTCACGTTCAACGATGGTTCTTCTCATGTGTACGAGAATGTACCAGAGAATGTAACACCTGCTCAGGTTGAACAAAAGGCTACACAACAGTTTGGTAAGCAGGTTGTAAACATTGATGGCGGCAGGGCAACTAAGACCCCTCAGGCGGCTCCTACGGCTCCAGAGGAGGACGCTATCACCTCAGGCTACGCTATGGGGCTTAAGGATCCAATTACCGCTGGTGCTCAGATGCTCCCTAGGGGTCTGGAGATGCTTACGTCTATGGGCGGTAACTACCCTAACGTGGTCAGTAAGTTCTTTGGCTCAGAGGCAGCTAGGGTTGACCAGATGGCTCAACAAGAGGAACAACAATACCAAGCAGCTAGAGCAGCCCAAGGACGTGAGGGCTTTGATGCTCAACGTATGGCAGGTAATATTGTTAATCCAGCTAACTTGGCTGCTGGTATGCGTGGTGCTCAACTGTTTACTAAGGCACCTGCGGCCCAAGCAGCAGCCACAGGAGCATTTGCAGGAGCAATGCAACCAGTTACAGACACCTCTGAGGAATCCTTTGGTGAACAGAAGGCTATGCAGGCTGGAACCGGAGCTGTCCTAGGGCCTGCGGGTAGTCTTGTAGCTACAGGGGCTGGTCGGGTATTAAGCCCATTGGTTTCTCAGGCAGAGAAGACCATGCGCGCTTTGAACGTCCCAATGACTCCCGGTCAAATGATGGGTCGCCAAGGAAAGAACATAGAGGACTTTGCTCAGAACTTGCCTTTAGTTGGTTCTTTTATTAGCAACGCTAGAGAGCGACAACTCTTTCAGTTTAACCAAGGTATCCTTAATAACACACTTCGTAAAGTACAAGAGAAGCTACCAGAAGATGTGATTGGTCGTGACGCTGTTGCGTATGTACAACGCATTGTAGGCAATAAGTATGATAAAGTCCTTGAAAATGTTTCAATGACGTATGACAAAGGTTTATCTGGTCGTATTGGTGACGTTATCTCTAAGTCAAGGCTCACAGGCGCAGCAGATAAACAGAAACTGAATGATGAACTAAACAAGGTAATCTATTCTCAGGTTCCTGTAGATGATAGCATAAGAGGGACTGTTGACGGGACTTTGTTTAAAAAGATTGAAGCTTCTCTTAACGAGAGAATATCACGTTATAGAAAGAGCACAGCAACTAGCGATCTAGACATAGCAGACTCCCTACAAGATGCCTTGAAAATCTGGCGTGATGAACTAAGCTCACAGAATCCTAAGTATGCTCAGGAACTAAAGCGTATCAATGCCGCGTATGGTGACCTTACTGTGGTCGAGACAGCAGCTGCCGCAGGTAACGCTACTAATGGTGTGTTTACACCTAAGAACTATCAGTCAGCTGTACGACAGAGGGACCAGTCTCGCCGTAAGCGCTCCTTTGCCTCAGGGCAGGCCAGAGGTCAGCAGGTTAGTGATGCCGCTGTAGATACATTGGGTCCTGAGGGACAGTCAATCATGGGAGGTCGTGTGGTTGCTCAGGCCGCAGGTATCTATGGTGCCGCTACGAACCCTTATGTTGCTATTGCATCTGTTCCAGCTGTTGCTGCTTTGTACTCTAAAACAGGACTCAAGACACTTGAGATGCTTTCTACCAAGCGTCCTGAGATTGTCCGTAGGATAGGGGAAGTCTTTAAAAAACGTGCTCCTCGTGAAGGCAGTATCACAGCCGCAGAGGTTATGAAGGAGTACCAGAGACAATCAAGCATGGAAGGGGCGCAGTAATGGCTACAGGACTAGAGAATCCTTTTCTTAAAAGCATTGGTCTTTCAGATACCTTTGAGAGTCTTAGAGATAGGTTTACTAATACCGAAGCAGTTGATGCCGCAGATCGTGGAGAATACTTACGCGCTCTTGGGAGAGCCGGGGGTGACATTTTAGGAGCTGTTGGGGACGTTGTTGCTGCGCCTGTCAATATGGTGTTTGAAATGACAGGTATCAATGACGGTATCAAAGCCCTTGTTCAAAAGGGATTAGATACTGAGACAGGTCAGGAGCTTCTTACTCTTGCAGAAGAGAACCCAAAGTATGCTAAGGATATTACCAACCTTCTTGACATTGTATCAGTAGTTCCAGCGTCTAAGCTAACAAAAGAAATTATTAACGATGTCTTCCACAACATGAAGACAAAAGTCGAAGGTGGTTTTGTTGGCGATGCTGTGCAAAAAGCACGTACCAAACTAGCGGAGAGTCAAGGAAAGGATGCTCCAGAGAAGCCAAACTTTTACAACAGCCCTCAAGCTCCTCTCGTTGCCGGAGAAGCTTTAAACAGTCTTATAAGCTCTGTTAATGACCGTTTTAATCCTTTTCAACGTGCTACCACAAGGGCTAGTGGCATCCCTACAGGTAAACGTAAAGAAATTGAAAGTATTCTGAATAGAGGTGAAACAAACAACGCTATTGCCGAAGCAGCCACTGCTCGTATGATGCAGGGGCAGCGTTATGGTGAAGTGCCTGCTATGTTTGGAAAAGGTTCTCCACTTGAGCGTTATACCTATGCGGCTACGGATATACCTTCTACTGATCTAAACAGAATTGCGGAAGTTATCGGTGGGCGGGACATTCCTGATTCGGTTGTTTCTAGACAGCTCAACGATTTTAATCAAAGTCAGCTACTTCCCGAGAAGTCGATTACAGGGTTTTTAGCAGGAATGTTTAACAAACCTTCTCAGGGTACTATGGTTGACGTTTACAATCCGAACACTCGAAACGTAGGTTCAGAATACGCTAACCAACCTATGAATCAGGCGCCCGGAGCTGCGCTGCACAAGATGTTTAAAGAAGACCGTATCAGTAAGTTGCCTGAAGGAACAAGCCCGTTTGAACTTATGAAGGCCGCTAAAACGGCTGACTACTTAAACGGACAACAGGGTGTTGTTGAACGTGTTCGTAAAGGTCCTAGATTGAACATCGGTGGTAAAGTAGAGGCTGCTACTTATATTCTCAAGGCTTTGGATAAACAAAAACAAGGTAAGAAACTTACTGAGAAAGAAACTAAGGCTTTAAGTGAATATGAGAAAACGAAGTTAAATGCGGCAGATGAGCTTGGTTTTCAACATGGGGCTTCTTCTCACGTAAGCGCTCTAAAGGAAATTGGGGGCACACGGGACGTGTCTTCTTTACAGGGAATGGATAGATTGTTTTCTAGCATGTCTGATAAGAACGACATCTTTGGTTTAAACTTCCTGAACCCAAAGCAGGATAGAGCCTCTATTTTCCCCATTCAACAGCGGAACTTGGGTGATTCTAGAGCAACCACAGATGCACGACTAGAGCGTTTTCTAACCAAAGACGATGTTGATAGTTTTGCAAAGACAGCAGACATTGAGAAGCTTTCAGGTGTTCCTAAGAAAAAGGGGGAGAAGGCTACTAACTACCAGTTAAGAGCTATCGCTGAGATGCGTAAGAACCCTGAGCTAAGAGACTATGCAGAAGTCTTACAGAACGCTCTGTTGACTGCTTATGTCGGGTCTAGTAACACACAGATGGAAGAATAAAAAAAGGGGCCAAGGATTATCCAAGGCCCCTTTAGTTTATCTAAGCTACTTAGATCTCACAGGCTCCTGCGGTACACGCTAGGGTCTGTGCTCCCTCTACATTGTCATCCATCTCAATGAAGTCATTCCAGTTGACCTCAGGAGGCATACCAGCCAGCAATTGGTTGTAGGTCTCTTCATTGATCTCCTCGTAGGGAGCCTGACGGTAACTACCACCGTCCCATGGCAAGAAGCTAATGCCACTGATCTCATCAAAGTGTTTCCACACCCAAGCACCAACAGCAGGCCAGTCCTCTTCCTTAACGTAGACCGTCACAGAGGGCTTATGCTCACACCAGTGACGCTGATAGGCCAACCACAAGCGCAGGTGCGTAAAGCTGTCTAGATCGTCACGTAGCACACAACCCTCTGGTGCCTTCATAGGAAAGCTAAAGATCGTTGTGTCGTTGGGCTTCATTACATCCGCTTCGTTGGGGATTCCTTTTTCTTGAAGAAACGTTGTAATGGGGTCTTTATTATCATTACGAACTCGTCGAATATAATATTGACTATGGCGAGCATGAATACCACTGGCACTATCGACCAGCTGACTAACAGTACCACTAGGCTTAACGCATGTGATAGAAGCAGACGCAGGGATAGATAAAGCACTAGCAAACTCCTTATTGGTGGTAACGGCTAACATACGCATGGCCCCTAGGCGCTCCTCTAGGCCTTCGTCATCGACATTGTTCAGCAGAGGACAGTCCAAGATACCAGTAATAGACACACCCAACAGGCGCTCTTCTTCGGTGTTCTTCTTCCAGATGCTACGCAGGTATGGGAAGTCGGTCATAGTAGACTGGAATGTCCCTAGGATTGTCGCTAGTTCCACCTTACGTGACAGGGTAGCCTCTGTATCTGTATCTCGTGCCACAACCTCTGTCAGGTTACAGAACTGATATGGACGCAGGATGATCTCAGAGCAAGGGTTAGTACCAAACTCGTAGCTAGAGTCTCTACGGCCCAACTTCTCCACAGTGTACTTAGCGGCAGCTCTAGAGAAGATACCACGCTCACCACTGTGTGACTGGTACAAAGACAACCACTCGGTCATGAACTCGCCCACAGTAGGCTTCTCGTTGTAGCTTGCACTATTGTTTGCCAGAGCACGTTGACCATCACGTTCCCACCAGCTACCTGCTTTAGCATGACGCATACGGTCATCGGTCAGGTCAGACAGGCTGATCATGGCAGAACGGCGTACACCACCCACGACAACTACCTCACCGACCTTACACATGATGTCATGGCACTCAAGGCTGGTCAGCTTACGGCCTGCGGCACCTTTGAACTTACCAACGACAAAGTTAAACAGATCAACCAAGGGCTGTGGGCCTGACGCACGACCACCAAAGGTCTTCAGCCGAGCACCTGCTGGACGTACCTTGGACACATCCCATGTGGCAATCTCACCAGAGTACAGCAGGGCAATCAGCTGACGCAGGCTCTTGGCCCAACCAGCTTTACTGTCGCGTACCACGATGTTAGTGTGGCTATTAAACAACAGTGCTGGTACCTCAGGCAGTTTGTTTATGTACTTGCTTTCGACACTAAAGCCTACACCAGTACCACACAGGAGGATGTACATGGCCTCGTCGAAGGACTTAACGTCATCCACGGGCAGGTAGCTACAGTTGTAGCCTGCTGTGTTGTCTCGGTCTAGAGCCTCACCAGCGGTCATTACAGCCCTCATAGAAGGCATAACTTCACGGTTCAGGATGGCAGTGTGTAGTTCGTCATACAGGTCCTCAGGCATGATGTAGTTCTGCTTGGAGGACAGCTGCTTGTCGATGAACTCCATGTAGCGGTCTACGGTCTCAGGCCAGTGCTCACGACGCTGCTTGTCATCCAGAAAGCGGCTGTATCGGCTCTTGGCAATAAATGTTTCGTATGTATTCATTCTTCTGTCTTTTCCTTATCTTGTTTCTTTTTCCAACGTAAGCACCAGCTCATTAAGCGTCGGAGCTGTTCAGTGTCTTCTTCATCCATTTTGATTGTTCCTCTAGACCCTTCAAAGCTCCAGTTAAGACCTTTGTCTGAGTCGAGATAAGCTCCTGAATTGATGATTCCATACGCTTCTGCAAATCTAATGGCTGACTTTGACTTGAAGATAGCGAGTATAGTTTTTCTAACGATTTGGTCTGGAGATCGCTGTATTGTTTTACTGCTGCTACAGTACTCTCTCCAATCGTTTTCAATCCATCCATTGCCTCTTTTAGCCCAAAATTGTTTTCTACCGACATAGTATTCTCCATTTTCTAATTCAATTAAATAAATAAAACCTAGGAAGTCTTCAACACGTGAAACGTAGTTCGTTATCCCTGTACCATTTTTCCACCGTAGGTTAATCTTCTTCATCTTGCTTAAACTCCTCCTCAAAGAAGTCTGCCATCTCTTGAATCTGGTCCGTTAAAGCCTCGACCAGTTCTTCTGTAGTCACCTTAAGAACATCAACCAGAAGGTCAGGGTCATAAGTCTCTACGATCTTTTCTTTTAGTTCTTCTATGGTAAACATCAGTTTGGTAACTCCCCGCCTACCTCAAAGTCCTCCAGATCAACATCGTCATCTACATCAAGATCATCCTCATTGACCACAGTCCTATCAAGAGCTGCCATGAACTCCTCTAGGTCAGCCTCTAGGTCATCAAGACTGAGTGCCCTTGGGAAGGCAGGGGTTGCCCCCATGAGTGCTAAGTCACCTTCCTCATCGTAGACTGCTTCCCTAAAGGTCATGTGACCGTTGCTTTGCTTGTAGACAACCAGTTTGTTTAAAATCGCTCTAGTCATCGTGTGATCTCCTGTACTTTGGGTTCGTTAGCTACCTTTACCAAATGCTTTGGTCCATTGTAATACAAGAAAGTTCTTAACCCGGGCCAGCAAGACTTTTTGTATTGACAGTAAGAGCATTCCATAGAAAGCTTTTCGTTCCCAGACTTCCCGTCCTCTACAGAATCGTAACACAAGTCTGGTGCAGTATCCGATTCCACCGCCTTTTTTAGATTTATGATTTTCTCTTCAATGTCTTCCTTCAGTTTAGGATGATCAGTTGTTTCGAGGTCATACTCTAGCCAAGTTAGGTGTCCATTCTGCTTGTCCATGGCAAGCCAAGCAATCTTTGTGTCCCCTTCGGACTTTGCATAGGCCTTGAGCTGGTCTATGTATCCAAAGGCATCGTTGTCCACCAGTGAACCATCTTTGAACTTCTTAAAGCTATAAGAGCTTGTACTCTTAACGTCCATCAAAGTACCATCAATACGTCCATCCATGTGTCCAATGACACCAGCGACCTCACAGCGTTTCTGCTCATCGGTCACCTTGTGCCCTGAAGCCTTCACAAGGAACAACAGCATCTCTTCAATGATGTGTCCATACATGAACTTCAGTAGCGTGTTGGGCGTCATCTTCTCTGATTCTGTCCCCCTCATGAGGTTCCAAAGGTACAGAGGCGTCTTGCCCACATTAGAGAGTCTAATGGTCCTACGGTCTGGTTTCCAGTCACTTAGTTGACGCTTCATGATCTTCTTCATAGACTCCCCGAACTCGTGGATTAAGAAGTCTATGTTGACATCCTTAGAGACCTTCTTGTTCTCTAGTAAGTCATAAATATCTTTGATTAGTGTGTCTGTTCCCATGATTCTCCAATTTTAAAGTCACCGTCCAGAGGACATCTTAAGTTAAGCTTTACGCCTGCCGCTTTTATACACTCTACAGCTAACCACCCGAACGTCTGTGCTTGATCTTCTCGGACTTCTGCTTGTATCTCATCGTGGATGTTGCCAACGAATTTATACTGTATATTATATATTTTAGCATACTCTGCTAGGATTGTCAATGCCTTTTTCATTACAATCGCACCAGCAGACTGCAACAAAGTGTTTAAGGCCGCGTGGGGCGATCTGATCCAGAGTTTTCTTCCGTCCAGCCCTGTGAGATAACCTCGGTTAGCAGCTGTTCCAACTCTGTCTCGTAGGTTTGCAAGAGCTGGTGTGTTTGTAAGAAATTTCTCCTTAAGTCTTCTACCATCTCTTGCTGATCCTCCGGTGATAGTACCAATTTTTGCGTCTCCGGCGCCATAAAGAAATGCGTATATGAAAGTCTTAGCTTGATCTCTTGTTGCAAGTCCCGCAGCTGTTTGGTTCGCTGTGTGAATGTCACCATGTAATATTTCCTTTGTGTATCCAACATCGTCCATGTAGTGGGCCAACATACGTAACTCAAGACCTGAGGCATCACAGCCAACAAGCTTGTAACCTTTAGGCACAATCCAACAAGCACGACACTCTTTGCCATAAGGACTATAACCAGCAGGCACCTGAGCCATATTAGGGCTACTGTGCGTCATACGTCCTGTGACTGCACCGATAGCATTAACATAACCGTGTACACGCCCATCGTCCTCTACAGCATCTACCCATGATTCCACCTGTGCAATACGCTTCTGGACCAAGAGGTACTCGCCAATCAGCTGGGCCTCTGGTATGTCCTTCACGTTGCTCAGTACCTTCTCATCCACAATCGGCTGACCGTGCTCAGTAAAGTCCTTAGGTTTCCATCCGAACCATTGGAGATACTTACCGATCTGCTGCCTAGACCCTAGATTGAAGTCAGGGTAATCAAGACGGCTAAAAGACCCGCCCACGAGATTACAACTATCCCCAAGAAACTTAAGACCCACGTTAGACAGGCTACCATCTTTCTTGTATTTGGGTACGATTTCTTTGATAAAAACAGGTAACGGTTTGAAGGTATCCCTGACTCTATTTTCAAGTTCAAGTTTTTTGTCATACAGTGTTCCCAATAAATCTATAGCTTGCTTCTGATCTAATAACCAACCATTGTTGATCTGTTGTGCGATCACCTTCTGCACATCGTGCTCAAGGTCAATGCTCTCGTTCCCAAAGGGTGCCAGCTTTGCCGTCAGCCTGTTGTAGACCGCATACGTAACTTCTACGTCCTGCACACAATAGTCAACCATCTCGTCCGTCAGCTTGCTCCAGTCATCGTAGTCCCCTTTGTGGAGATTCAGTCGTATTCCCCACTCTCTGAGGCTGTGTCCACCTTCCAAAGAAGGGTTGCATAGTCGCGAGAGAACCAGAGTGTCTGTAAGTCGTACAGAGGCACTATCAAATCCCAAGAGTCTGTCGAGTACAGGTACATCGAAGGCAATAATGTTGTGCCCGATAATGTGTGTAACACCGCCCAAGAACTCTTTGAGGGTTTCATGTGTCGGGTTCCTCAAAGTCAAAACTTCTTTGGTATCCAGATCCTTGGTCACCACTACCCAAACCTTGCTCGGTTTCAGACCGTTCGTCTCGATGTCCAATATCACTTTTCTCATTCTTCATCCTAATATGCTCCAATCTATGACAGTTAGCGCAAAGGACCATGCACTGCTCGGCTTCTGCGACTACTTCGGGCTTAGGTCCTGCGTTACCTCTCCAAGCTTTGTACTCTAACGCCATCGTCTTTATAATCCCTATCGGGTGATGGAAGTCTAGCACTGCCTGCGGGTATTTTCTATTACAGTCCGTGCATTTGAGCTTCACTTTGCCCCAAAGGTATGCACCCCTGTTTCGATTACCAGTCTTATCCCAAGCCCTAGTCTCAGAACTCATCTTCTCCTGAAGCCGCTTTCAGCTCTGGTGATACTCCAGCCTCTAACCGTCCTGTTACCTGATTATAGTATAACCAACCTGCTGGCCCTGTCTGTCCAGTCCTACGGCACTTCACAAGCTGCACGAAGGTACTGTTCTTTGCGTAATCTCCCTCTGCCATCTTATCACGGCTCAAGAGAATCGTGTTGAAGGCGATCTGGTTGATACTACCTGACCCCTTTAGGTCATACTCAGACACGTTGTGGGGCTGTGTAGCGCTAGGCTTACGCATATGAGACACCACAAGGATAGCCACATTGGTCTCTTTAGCCAGCTTCAGCAGTCGATCCATGAAGTCATCAATCACATCGTTGCCGTTGTTGGAGACACCTGCCTGTAACGGGTCGATAATCAAGATACGACAACCGTTACCTTTGACCATGCTCCGCAACTTCAAGAAAATCTCATCTGGGTCTCCGGCACCGAAGTGATCATACAGGAAGATGCGACCGTCTGTGATGATGTCGGACTTGTACTTCTCAAGATCATGGTCCTCCATGTTTTCGAGAGAGAAGTTCATGTTGTTGTGTATTGTCAACAGGTTCTGAACTGCTTCGCCGGGGTCAGCCTCTAGGAATGCACAGCCAATATTTAGGTCTGTGTTCTTCCAAAGATGGTAGACAATCTCGTTAACCATGGTGGTCTTACCAACACTTGTCAACGCACCGAGCACAGTGATCTCACCAGCTACAATACCGCCATTCATCATCTGGTTCAGCTGCCCAAAGGACTCAGGGAACGGAATGATCTTCTCTTTGCCTCGGCGCAGGAAGTCTTCCCATGCGTCAGCCAGTGTGATAACACCAGTGATGATGTAAGACTTGGCGTTCCACCACTCCTGCATGAATGCCTTGGCCTTACCATGCTTCAGGTAGTCACTGGCATCCTTGAACTCTTCAAAGTTGACGATCTTGGCCTTGTTGGGCGACAGGATCTGGGCGCACTCCTCTGCGGCGATTCTTCCAGCTTCATCCGCATCAAATGCAATGATTACGTTCTCAAAGCCTTCCAGCCATTCCAGATTGCGTTGGAAATCCTTTTTAGCGCCAGCCGCACCCTTAGAGACGCTAACCACAGGCCAGCGCGAACCGAGTAGCTCATACCCCGCAAGCGCGTCAAGCTCACCTTCAACCACTGTGACATATTTACCCTCATTATTAAAAAGTTGTTGACCAAATAAAGTGTTAGCCTTCATGTCGCCACTGGTTGTGAACCGTTTGTCACGAACCACACGGACCTTTTGACCACACTGTGTACCCTTGTTGTCGTAGTACGGGTAGTACTGCTTCATAGCGTCTGCGCTACCGACCTTGAACTCAGTGGTGACGCCGTACTTCTTGGCGGTCTCCAGAGAGATCTTGCGGTCTGTGATAGCCGCTACTACTCCTAACTGCTCGAAGGTTCGAGACGTAGGAAAATCCATTACTTGTGCTTCTTCCCCTGAAGGAAAATAACTATTACACCCAAAACAATAGCCGTGCCCATCATCATACCTCGCGAGATTATCTTTTGAGTCACACTTAGGACATGGCTCATGTTTTACAAAATTAGCTTCAGTTTTATGCTTTTGCATTCTTTTACCTTAAGTTGGGGCCGAAGCCCCGTTGTCTTAAAATTCCTCAGAAGTCTCCGCTTTCTCAGCAAACTCAATGACCTTGACTGCTGACAGGTATGTGGACACACCATGTACAGGGTGAGGGCGACCTTCTGCCCACTTCAGTCGTACCTTGGAACCGTAGCGCAGGTCTGCTGTGTCGATCTCGTTGCCCTCAGGGTCATACACAGGTACTTGGTACTTGGTGGAGAACTTGCGTTGGGCCTTGCCTTGGTACTCCTTGAGCTTGATGCCCATGTTCTCTAGCGCTGTGGCTTCGTCCTCATCCATGGTTAGGGTGATGGAGTACTTGCCTGTGTCCTGACCGTTGTACTTGTCGGTCTCTAATAAGTTGACGAAAGCGGCTGTGCCGTTAGTGTAGTTAGAATTTGCCATGATTACCTCCTGTAAGATCGTGGACTTGGTTGAAAAAGAAACAGTACTTAGGATTTGGGGGTCTTTGAAGAGACATCATCGTCAAGTTCTTGATAGACCTCCACCTTAAGGGAACTCTTAAGTTTACTCCTTTTGTACTCTTTCTTAGGGGAAACATAGGGTTTACTCCTATGGAGTAGATCCATGTATTTCTTTATGTAGTTTCTTTCCTTAGGTTTATTATTCATAATGATTATCCCTTTAGCTACCTTATGTATTTATTGTATCATGGTTTTTCCTCCTTGTCAACATCTTCTTCGTTATCACCTTCAAAAGAGTCGAAAACATAAGGTAGGCAGTCGAAACACATATCCATGTAGTCGCCTTGCAGGTTCTTGAACGTCGATTCTTTGTCACTCAGTGCTTTGTTGCAAGCCACACATCTCATAAAGTCCTCCTAAAAGGCCTCAGAACGGCCTCTGTTGCGTTTTTAGGCGTCTACCTATACCTAGGTATACCTAAGTGGTCTGTTTTGATTCTCTGTCTTGTTTTATCGTCTTGTATGCCTCCACTAATTCAGTCAGTTGATCGGTTGTCAGTTGTGCGGCAGGCCATATCTTGTACATGGCAATCAGGTGATAGGCCTGTGTCAGTGACATCTTCTTCATGTGTTCTTTCAAAATAATGCCTCCTCTGTATCGTCAACAAGAATATAATGCCTTAGTTTAGCCGCCGCCTCTTGAATCTCTCTGGGTTTTACACCAAAAGGATTAAAGCAGACGCCAGTTATACTACTATAGCCGTACTTCTCTAGGTTCATTGGTTATCCATTTCGTAGTCTAGAAAGTCCTCCTGTGCGAATGCCGCCATGTCAGAAAAGGTCTCGAAGTGGGTTTCATGACAGCACATAAATGTTGTTTTTTCACCACCACAGTAACAGCAGTACTCCGTGGTGTCCTTCATTAGTTCCTGACGTAATTCTTCTCTAGTCATTGGCTCTTCTCCAGTTCGTTTACCACCAGTTGTGCATAGCCTGCTATGTCACGCCATGAGTCTACGTAGAACGGATCACCGTTGCAAATACGAGACACTTTATTGCAGATCATCTCCAGAGACTCCTGCTGATGAGGCTCCATGTGCACCCAGCTTGGCGACACCTGTAGTGCCTCCTTAAGTGCCTGTGATAACTGAGCGACCATATGGTACTCACCGTAGCGTCTCCCACGGGCCTCAAGGACCTCATGAATGTCGTTGCCTGTAATCTCCATCTCTGCTGTCACTTGGTTTTTCATCGTGCCCATATAGTGTTTCTCCATTGCTATGTCGTATTTGTTTACTGCTTCACGTTCTGCTTCCTGCTTAGTGAGACCCACACCTACGTGGCCCTCAAAGTGGCAGTACCAACCGTTGGGTCCAATAAACGGCTCAAAGATCTTCTCCATTCTCACTCTCCTTCCATTTCTGTGCAGTTTCGCACACTCCAAACCCTGTGTCTAGCACTAGGCAACCCCTGAAGTTCTGGGTTACTGTGCCTTCTCCGTAGGGGTAGGTCTCTTCTTCGATGTACTTGTGCATACAGTCCATGCAAGGACCGCCGTCTTCGTACACCATCTCAACAAATTTGTAATCGTTCATAGTAGTGATGGGATGTTTTTAGGACAATGGAGTAACGAAAAGCCAATGATGTACCACGCTCCAAAAGCGGCACCTACAAAGGCACCGAACAAAGTGATCATGGTGACTGCGGCCCATTCTATTACTGTCATGAGGTTTCTCCAAAGATTGCGGGTGAGACTGATTGTAACACGGTCAGACACTGGTTTGCAAGGTCCCTGTGCTCCTTCTGAGTCTCAGGGCCTGTACGTACCTCAATGAAGTGTAACCATGAGCGCACAGTGCCCGCCATGTACAGCCGAGACTGTGTGAGACCTTCAGGCAGTAGCTTACGTGCAACCTCCTTGGCTATCCCTCGGTCCAGTGCCTGCTTGTACAGAAACTCTGATTCCCCTGCCATCCGTAGCTGTACGCTCTTCCACCACTGGTCCAAGTACTCATCATCAACCTCAATACTGGCCTGTCGATTCTTGTAGTCCTGTAGCCGTGGTGCTGTAGGTTCCTCGAACCCTAGGTTCTCAGCGTACCGTTGGCTAAACTCTTGGAAACTGAAGGACCTGTGCCTGAGCACCTGACGTGCAATGTCCCTCGTTGTGTTGATCTCCATGCACACAGAGGCCATCTCGAAGGGCGACCAGTGCTTATGGTCTCTCAGGTACTTAAGAAGCCGTAAGGCCGTCTTAACGTTGTTCTGGTTGTCAGGGTTTGACACACGGGCACAGTAGGCAATTACGTCCTCTGCATCTGGTGTGGCCCAGACTAGACTAGCTGTGCTCATTGATCTTCTCCTGTTTTATGTACTCTACTGCCTCTTCCTTGGTGTCAAAGCCTTGGTTTTCACCATCAGCGTCGATGTACTCTGCGCTGTGACACAGGCTAAAAATAGCCCATACATCCTCGCACACCTGCTCTGGACACCAGTCTTTTATGTGGCTACGAATTTCCCTAGCTGTCAGCTTGACGTCTTTGTCAGGGACGCCCAACAAACGGCCTATCTCATTCTCATGGTGTTCGTCTAACAGTTCCTCAACTTGATCATACAACTTGTTCATGTTCTTCCTCCGTTATTAACCCCTGCTCCAAGGCACTGTCAAGGCGGCTGTAGGACAGAAAGCCCACCAGTGTGTCGTGGTCTATGTTCTCTAACATATCGAACAGTGACGTTACATCACCGTCCTTTATGTCCTGCTGTATCTGGTCCAATACGACCCCCAGTAGTTTGTCGCTATGCATTGTCCTTCTCCTCTTGTTGATAATCATCGTATGCCAACCATGTTGACTTCCACTCCTCAGGCGTGATGCCGTTCATGATGAACTCGCGTTCGTCCTCGTTCAGCATACAGAACACATCCTGTATCAGGCGGTTTTCGTTCTTCCACTGGTTGTACAGGTAGCCGTAGGCCTGCTCAGTCAGTGGTATGGTCATGACGTGTGGCATACCCGTCAGCTTGGATATTTTGAATAGTTCCATGGTGTGTGCTCCTTTAAAACCAAATAAAAAACAGTACACATACAGCGATAATGTACCCGTAAAAAACAGTCACAGGGTTGATCATAGGGGCCTACTTTCCTTTGTTGCGCTTGCGATAAGAGACAGACTCTAGGTAGTCGGCGAACAACGCACCTAGGGCGAAAAAGATGGCGACACCAGAGGCTACCATCAGGGCCTTCATGAGTAGTTCAAAAGTCATTTTGTTACCTTCCTTGGTTTGCACCTTACGATGCGAAAAATTCCACTAGGGATCATCTCCCCGTGCTCGAAAAACATACTGTCCAAGTGCCTCTCTAGGCCGACCGTGGCGGTCTCCAGTGAGGGATAGTTCTCAGGGTGCAGACGATGCCACCCCGCACTTGTACGTGTTGATATGTAGTAGGTGCGTGGTGATTCTATCATGCTGTTATGGCCTCCTTCAGTGCCTCTACGTCAGCAGTGACCTGCTCTAGTACCTTCGCACGGGAACCTTTGTACCCCATGTCCTTGAGTATAGCGTAGCACGTACGGCCTCTGGTCATGCGTAGGCCCCTGATCTCGGTACGAAGGCCTGTGCGTAGGGTTGCGAGACGGAAAGCATTGATCTGCTCGGGTGTGTCTAAAATTGTCATGATGATTATTCCTTTACTTCTTGAACCTTGATTATATGATACCTGCGGCCTTTGTGCCAGTCCCTCACCTCACCGTCTACCAGTGCAAACACATGACCCCTGCTGAACGCTAGATAGCGGCCTGCGGGGAACTGTTCTGCTATGGTTCTAGGCGTGTACTTGGACCCGTTGGCCTGCTTTGGCCTGATCACAGGACCTAAGGTAAACCCAAGGTGCTCCGTGGCCTTCTTGATATGCTCAGGGAAGACCCCCTGCCTGTTCTTCCTGCCTGCCATCTTCAATGCGACATGGGACAGGTGGTAGTCAATACGGCAGGCCATGGCAAGCGCGAGCACCGAACAGTCGTTTGCCTCGTTCATCTCCATGCGGGTCATGATGGCGTGTTCTATAGGGGTCATTGGTCCTCCTGTTTAAAGTCGGGGTGTGTACCGTGCAGGACCATTTCCTGCTCGCACAGGAACCCATAGAATCGGTCTAGGTCTTCACTGGTCAGGCCTAGCTCATGCTTAATCACGGCCTCCGAGGCCACATTCTCTAGGGCGGTCATGCACATCACAATGAGTGCTCGGGTTTCGTTTTTGGTCATTGGTTCATTCTCCTAGTGCGTAGTCACGC